AGCCTGCGGCAGTTGGAAATCGTAAGATTTCCGTACCACAGGATCTGCATCGCCGCCGCGTCCTGGTTGATGGGCTTCTTCCAGCCCGTGTCCTTGAAGTTCCGGTACTCGACGTGCGGGCGCAGCTTCACGTACCGGCTATTCAGGATGTAGATGGTGCCGGAACCCGAGAGCTTGCGATCCCAGATCACATCCACAGACCGGAACCGGATCTTGTCCCAGGCCACGTTGACCTCCCGGCCCTCCCTCAAGCCGTAGGAGTGCTTGTGTTCCAGGGCCATAAGGAGAGAATCCCAGAGATCGGGTTCCATGACGATCAGGTCAGGGGAGTCCGCCCCATCCGAAACGGCAGTAATCATCCGGGAGAGCTGGCTCACGCGCAGCGGAGCACCCGCGGCATCGTGGAAGTGAGCCTGCCACCAGGGATTCTCAATCCGGTCGATTCCCCCGTAGACGGGGTAGAGGGTACCGTCATCGACACCGGCGGCAAGCCCATCCAGGTCCTTACCACCGTTGCCGGTACCGTCGCCCAAGACCTGCTCCGCGAACATATCCTTGAGCGACTGCTTCGCGATCTCCATCTTGGTCCGAAGCAGGTTTAGAACGGCAAGGTCACCGCGGTTCTGGGCCTCCTCCAGACCAGAGATCGTGACAGAGACGTAGAGCTGCTTCCAATCCCACTCCGCAGCCGTGATCTCGTCCGTGGGAGCCATACCGAGGGGTTCATATCCCCGGTAGGAACCACGGTTGGTGTTGGCCGCGTAAATCAGGGGCTGGACCAGCTTGGTTCCGCCGGGTGCTGGCTGCGCTCCCCGGGTCAGGTACTGGAGCAACGGAAGTTCGTTGAATACCTGATCCTGAAGCGGCTTGATAAAGTAGCGACGCGTTGTTGCAGTCAGCGCGTCGTAGTTCAGGGGCACTTTCTATTCAACCTCCGTTACCCGGAAACAAAAAGACCGAGGTTTCCCTCGGCTGCGGCGAGCTTCACGGCTTCATCGAAGTCCTTGGGCACTCGCCGGTTGCTCGGGCCAGCGCCCCTCGGGCTCCCGTTCAGCGTCTGCCCGGCGACCTGAGCCGCCATTTGACGCTTCTGCTCCTGCGCCTTGGACTCAGCCTGGCGCTTCTGGAGGACCTCCTGAGCCCACTCGGAATGGACCGCAGTGGCCCTGTAGGCAAGTTCCAGGTTCTCCATCTTCGCTTCATCAGCGATTTTCAGAATGCGCTGCTCCAAGGACTCCCACTCAGAATCGCTGAGGGGTGGGAGGCCAAGGCTCTTCCGGTCGGCATCTGCCTGACGCCTGACCTGCTGCAACCTCTGCTCCAGGCGCATGTCCTGAATCTCTTGGATCGCGCTCTGGAGGTCAGGCGGCAGTGCAGCTTGTCCAACCGGGGCCGCGGGCATTCCGAAAGGCGCCACCGGCGCTACGGGCTGGAACTGAGGCGGATGCCGCCGAATGGCTTCCTGGAGGGACTGCTGGAAAGCCTGCATGAGCTGAGGGTTGGATTGCAGCATCCGCTCCAGCATGATGTACTGCTGGATGTGCTGGAAGGCCGCCTGAAGCTGCCTTCGCTCCTCAGCCAGCGCCTGCGTCTTCCGGGTATAGTCGTCCTGGCGCATGTAGCCGCGTTCCCATTCCTCGATTTCCGAGAGCTTGACCTTACGCCCCCGGTAATCGATAACGGGATCTTCGGGCGGCTCCTGTGCCTCCGGAGGTTCGCCTTCGGGAGCCCCGTCATCCTCCGCGGCCTGCGTAGGCTCGGACTCCGGTTCTTCCTTCCGCCCGCCGTCTGTTTCCGGCTTAGTTTCAGCCTCGCCGTCTTCCAGTTCGGGCTTGTAGATTTCCCGAAGGTCGCGTTCGAGGCCGTTATTCAGTGCTTCAAGCAGGTCCTGTTCGCTTTCCAGGCCCTGCGGTTGGTTGACGCCCTCCATCTCGGGCATGTTACCGCCTCCGTCCACTCTCGTAGCCGCCTTGGTCACACGCCGCCGGACTGGACTCTGCCTTGGTCCTTTGCGGCGCCGACTGGTGCTCCGAGGTCATGGCTTCCGGCAAACGCAAAGCGACCCGTGTTATCCCGGTCGCTTCGCTAAACTCCAAACCTTTGTACCTACCGCTTCATCTTCCGCTCGCGGCGGCGCTTGATGGCATCCTTCGACACCCGCTTTGGTAACTTCCGGTCGCCCGTCTCTCTCTTCCAGCGTTCGAGGGTCTCCTGGCTGATTTCGCCTCTGCTTGCCATCGCATAGAACAGGCGCCGCTGCGCCTCAGACTTCCAAGGCACACTAGAACCCTCCCGGCGGACCTGGCATCGGCCACTGCCTCAGAGCGAGAGGTCGCTCCTGAGGCCCTCCGATGGGTGGCAGCTGGCCTTGCCTCTGTCCGCCCTGCCCACCAGCGGCTTGCTGCGCCGCAGCCATGGCCCTCTGCTGTGCCAGCTGGGCCTTGATCTCCTCCTTGTTCGGGAAGTTGATAACATCCAGCACATGCTCGGGCATGAGAGCGCCAAGCTGGAGGAGTTCCCGAGCGGCCTGGTAACGAAGCTGCTCGTTCATATCCAGGCTGGTACCCGGAATGATCCGAACGTCCACGCCCATGCGAAGCTGCTGGATGTCGAAGTTGACCATCTGCACCTGGTCGCCTTCACCCCTGATGGCGATTTGGCGCTCAGGACCATAGAACTCGATGACTCGCAGGGCTATCAGGCGGCCCAACCGGAGAATGGCGTCGTCCCGGTTACGGGCCTTGTCCCTGATCCTGGCCTGACCGGCCTCCTGAAGCTGGGCAATGGCCGAAGCCGCCGCGATACCCGTGGGCCGCCGCCCCTGGGTAACGTCGTGAACCCCGCTGATGGTCTCCATGTTCCGCTGCACCTGAAGGTACAACTGGAACAGAGAGTTTGGCAGCGGAGGCGGCGGGTCACGCCGGACCTCAGAACCTGGGTTCTTGGTAATAACCAAGCCTTCCTGATTCGTGAGGTCCTCGGACTTCACACCGGAGTTGGTGTCCTTGATCCAGGGCGTGTTCGCCACGAGCCGCACATAATCGACCATGCGGCTTTCGATCATGTTCAGAACCCGCTGAGGCCACTCAAGCTGGCTGACCTCAGAGAGATCCCAGATGCTGTCGTCGTCCTCGTAGGCGCTCATTGCCACGAACGGGAATATGTCCTCATCCCGCTGTGCGTCGTAGGGCGAGGGGCCGTCGAAGAGCACCACGTTGTCGGCAACAACAATCAGCCTGCCGTTCGGGTACTTCAGGCGGTAGTACTGATTCGTCTTGGTCTCGCCGTGTTCGTCTACGTTGACCTCCTCGTGAAGCTCTACCGAATCGTCCTTGATCCAACACTCTTTGACCAGAACCCTGTCTCCGTCGCCAATGCCGTCATATCCGCCAGAACCGATGGCAATATCCACGTCAGCCAGGTACATGCCAGCTCCGTCGGGCCGTACCTCGCCTCCCCCAGGCATCACCCGCCAGCCCTGATCAGGCCAAATACGGGCAACCTCAGAACGCGGCATCCACCTGGCATGGATGATGTACCGGGCCTTTGAATAGTCGGTTGCCAGGGGGTCCAGAAAGATCTCGTTCCAGGGCACGTATTCGACGCTCACTTCGCCCCGACCGAAGGGAGAACGCGCCCACGGGTCCCAGCCAACCTTCAGAAAGCCCCGACCGCGTATAAGGGCGGACCGTATCATCCGCTTGATCTTACTGCGGATGGAGAGTTCGTCCCACAGGTAGTCCACAATGATCTTTTCCAGATTCTTGGCCTGTTCGGCATCCTCAGGCCCCAGAGGGTCAACGATGATCTTGGGCTTGCTCTCTGCCAACCACGTAACCTGGGTTTCTATGATGGCGAAGATGAAGTTGGAGATGGCCCGGGTGCGCCACTTGGGGATGTTCGGGCTCCATTGATCGCCCTTCCACATTTTCTCCCACCGGCGAACCCTGCTCCAGACTTCAGCCTTGGCCCGGAAGGCTTGCTCATAAAGCGCGTTCACGTATCTGACGACGCGGAGTTCATCCTCGGGCGTGACTTCGTTCGCTCGCCTCGCTTCAAGTTCTGCGGCCATCTACCACTCCCACCATTCCGAGCCCGGGCTGGGCTTCTCAAACATAAGCTCCGTACCGTCCGGCGTAATAAGCCGGTATACTTCATTCCGCCTCTTACCGGGCACATATACATTCGTGGCGGTCTGGGGATTGAACATCATGAAGTACCGCCACATATCGGCCGCGTGGTCTTCTCCGTCCGTATCCAGGTCCTCCGGCCTGTGTTCATCGTGCTGGAGGCTCGGAATCGTGCGGATAAAATGCACACATCGAGGCGAAACGTAGAACCCAGGCTCCCCATTACGGTCAGTCTGTAGCGCCTGGCGGCACCGCTCCCAGCCGTTAAGGCGGTCTTTCGTCGCCTTAACGAACGTGATGCCATATTCCTGGAAGGTCTGCTGGATAGTAGGACCCACCTCACCGCTTTTGTTCCAGATCTGCGTGTCGGCAGGCCCAATGCACCCCAGGGCGTTGTGCCGCTTCTGCAGTTCCAGGATCTTCTCGGCTACGCGGTCAGCAGTCTCTTTGGTACCGACGTTCGGTACACCGCTCCAGCCGTAAAGCTCTGCGAAGAGGTACGGCTTGCCCTTCAGGAACGTGAAGAGGCCGTAGGCGTATGGCTTATCCGATCCCCAGTCGAGCGCATGGTAGCGAGGCCACTCCGGTGGTGGTTCGAAGTGCTCCTTCAAAACGTGAATCTCCGGGTCCCACTCCTCGAAAAACTGGCCCTGGAAGGTATCCCAGTCGCCTTCGATCCAAGCCTTCTGGAGCTTCTCGGGGAGCATTTTGAGCGACTGGAGATAACTCGGATCGAGCTTTGGGTTGTCATAGGGACCAGCCGGGATAAACTTCCGGGTGCGCCCGGACACAGGATCAATGATCGTCGTCTCGGGTGGCGCTGGCGTGATGAACCGTTGCTTCACCCAGTTGTGCCCTGGCCCTCCAGGGTTCGCTGACGCGCGTATGTAGCATCTGAGTTCGGGGTGGCTGGTGCGGCAAGACCCCATCAGAAACAGGTACTGGGTCTGGGTGAACTCTTCCAACTGGTCAAAGGCGATGTACTGGAACTCTCGGCCAATGTAGTCGTACTTGTTGTGCTCATGCTGCAAGTGGCCGAACTGTATCGTCGCCCCCGAAGGGAAATACCACTTGGCCTCGTTCGCGTTGAATTTGGCCCCAGGGAACGCCTTCTTGTAGAGCTTGAGGCTCCGCTCGATCATGTCTTCCGCCCGCTTCAACTCACGACGGAAGATTATCCCACGGTAATGCGGATGCCATACCTGACGCGTGGCTTCCATGAGCAGTGAGTCGGTCTTTCCGCCCCCGCGCGCGCCACCATAAAGGACCTCGAACTCTTTCGCCCTGTGGAATTTCTCCTGCTGGCCTGGGTTGGGCCGCCAGATGACTTCAGCTTCCCGAAGGCTGGCCGCTGTCGCCATCAGGCTCTACCTCCGGCAAGATGATGACCCCGGCAACCGCCTTTGTTGTCTCCTCTGCACCAGGTCGCCAGAGACCTTGACGAACAGCTCGCGGTCCTTGGTCGTCCCCGTCAGCGCCGCCTGGCCGATCTTCAGCATCACATCAGGCCGATAGAGCTGAATCGTGGACGACCCGAGCGCCTTCAGAGCCTCAGCGAACGCCGACGAGAAGTTCTCGCTCGTTTCGTCCAACCAGGACACCACATCGCGCATCGTGAGGCTGGTGTACTTCTGAGCCGTGAGGCGGTACGCTTGGCGTACCATAAGCGCGTCCGGGTCCCGCTCTTCATCGGCAAGCAGGAGTGCTGCTAAATTACTTAACAATTCTCGCTGCTCCGCCGTAAGACCAGTGGCCTCTTTCTCGGTGAGTTCGCCCGGCGGTTTGGCTTTCGCCAGCGACTCGGCTGTGAGAGCCGGAAGCATCTCCTTCAAGGCATTCGCCTGCATTTCCATGTGATTTTCGGGCAGAAACGGGCGACGACGCACCTTTGTCCGATTCACCCGATCAAGCTCGGTGTCGTCGTCTATCATCTGCCACACATCTTTCATCACGACTCACCACAAAACCAAATGCGACGGGCTTCCATGGCCCGTCGCACCCTGTCTGCCCCATTGAGCTATTTCGGGGGACACCACTACAAGGGTACAGTACCACGACGACGAATTCTGCGTCAAGTAGACCACGCACACCGCTTGATCTTCTGCGCAGATTGTGCTACTATGCCCATCGGGAGGTGCTGTAAGCCGTGGAAAATTCGTCGAACGCTCGTGAAATCAGGACAATCCGCATCCGGGACGCGGCCAGGATGTTGCACAAGTCCGAGTCCTGGGTTTACGCCGTCGCCAAAAAGAGGCGGATTAAGCACTACAGGCTGGAAGGGTCCATTTTGCTCGATGAGGACGACTTCTACCGCTACATCCGCGAGAACACCGTCGAAGCAGAGAGGTAGGGACTATGGCCTGGATCGAATCCCACCAATCCCTGTCGCGGCATCGCAAGCTATTCCGCCTGTGCGGCCTCCTTGGGACGGACAAATACCGCCTCATAGGCCACCTCCATGAGCTGTGGTGGTGGGCGCTGGATAACGTTCAGCGCAACGGTGATTTCGGGGACATTACCAACGCCGAAATCGCCCAGGGAGCAGGCTGGGATGGCGACCCCGATGAGTTCGTCAACGCCCTCATCGCTGCCGGGTTCATTGATCGGGTCGATGACCGGCTGTTCCTGCACGACTGGGAGGACTACACCGCCCGATACTACGAGTACCGCGATCTCAGGCTTCTCAGCTCGAAGTCTGGCACCCTCGGCAACCACGAGCGATGGCATGTCCGCCGCGGTGTGATCGATCCATCTTGCCCCTACTGCAACCCTCAAACAGACATCCAATCGCCAGATGCATCGGGGGGCGATTCGGGGGCGACATCTGGGGGCGACATCGGGGGGCGACAGTCGGGGGCGACAGTCGCCCCCGATAGTCGGGGGGCGAATCGGGGGGCGAGTATCGGGGGCGACATCGCCCGATCCTCGCCCCGATCCTCACCCCGATCCACCACTCCCCGAACCCTCTCCGATCCTCTCCTCCGACTCGGAATGGCGATGTCATGGGGGCTTATCGGGGGCGATATCGGGGGCGATATCGGGGGCGATTCGGGGGGGCGAATCGGGGGGGATATCGCCCCCGAATCGCAACCAACCATACCTACCAACCAACCTAACCAACCAACCGCGCGTAACGCGCGCGCGCGCACGCGCGAGGGTCCTGATAGGTCCACAGGCGACGGTGATGACTACGAACGCCTGCTCGATAAATGCGTCATGGCCTGGAACGAATCCGATCCGCCGACCTCTAAGAGCCTCGCGGCCATCTCGGTGAGCCGCCGCAAGCACTGTGACGCCGCGCTCAAGGCGGGTGTGCCTGCTGAGTTCCTGATCGAGATCATACGCAGGGAAGCCCCCGCGGGCACCCAACCCTGGAAGATCAGGCAGATGGCCGTGCAGGAATTCCGCAACAAGCGACCGTGGGAGATGGGCCAGAAGAAGCAGGACGGTGTTCCCAACGCCGGTGCCTATGAGCTTGTGGACCCGCAGGAAGTACAGGAGTTCGCCAAACTGATGTACGGAGAGGCATAGGAGGCTGACGCCAGTGAGGGATGAGCTGTTTACCACGAATCCATCTATGGGACTCAGGGACGAAGACCCCGGTGGCATCTATTCCGGAGAGGTCACGGTAAAGCGCGCCGACGAGGGCATCGTCTGGGCCAAGCACAACGCGGCTCGTCCCGGCGTGGAAGCCGCGAAGCTCGACAAGAAGAAGCTCATCTTCTTCCGGGCCCTCGCTCTGAAGATCCTAGGCAACAAGACGGTCATGAACGTGGATGTCGGTTACAACCCTGAGTTCGGATGGCTGATCGTGGCCCCATCGAAGCGAGGCCACTACCTGCTCCGCCTCGATCCCTACGGATCAAGCTCTCCGGTTGGAGGACGGAGACTCCACGATACCCTGGTGGCCGCCGGTGCGTCCGAGGGCCTGTGGGTGCCCGTGCCTAAGAACGAGCCCCTCTCCAAAAAGGCTCTGGAAGCATTCCGTCTCTACCAAACGATGGGCTGGACGGTTCTGAAGCTGGTAGAGAAATACACTTGACAATCTGCACGATTGGTGGTATGCTTAAACCATGGATCAGCAACGTGAATTGTTCGCAGGATACATACCGGGAACCATACGCAGTCTGAAGAATTCGCGGCGCCTCGTCTACCCCCGCCTCAAAGGCGGGGTTATGACGAAGCCCAAGTTCATACCGTCGAAGGCGTACAAAAAGTGGGAGGCGCAGGCGCTCGCGTCGCTGATTCACCAGCTCCAGGCCAGGAAGGCAACCGGGCACCGGTACCCGATTGATCAGCCGATGTGGGTGAAGGCTTACATCGTCTACTCCGGCAACGAGCCTGATTTATCAAACGCCTTGGAGGCGTGGCCGACGTTCTTCAGAGAGCCGGAATCATCGCAGACGACAAGCTCATTCGGTCCTGGGATGGGAGCAGGAAGCGGCACGTATCCGAGGTTCGGCGCAGTGACGGCTCCCCGGCCTCCGCTGGAACCGCCGTCTGGATCTACCCGTTCCCTGAGGAGGACGTTGTATGGGAATGGGTCTGACGATGCACAAGGAGGCAGTGTGACGTGACCATCTCCGGCGCTGAGGAGGAAGCCTACGTCGCGACCCAGACTGAGGTGCGAGACGTCCTAGCTGGGATCCTGGATCGGCGCGGTGTCCTTTGTTGCTATGATCCCGACCTATCCCTGTCGCTTGAGGAGCGGCAAGAGGTCTTCCAGTTTGCCGCTGAGGAGATCATCGGCGGTTTGTTCGCGAACGGCTGGATTATCGTTCGTCGGCCTGCGCAGACGAACCCTGGGATCCCGCAGGAAGAGGGATGAGGCCTAGGAGGCGGTGTGATGCACCTGGCGGACAAAACCTACACAGGCTGGCATTTCCTGCCCGCGGACAGAAGAATGCAATGGCCTCTCGAACGTTTTGGTGAGGCTATCGAAGGCCCGCTTGTGGAGCCCGGAAAGACGTATGAAGTGAGCGGTCCCGTAGAGGTGTGCGCGTGGGGCCTTCACGCCAGCCGGAGAGCACTCGACGCTCTGAACTATGCTCCAGGCCCGGTCGTTTGCCGTGTAACACTCTCGGGAGATGTCGTGGTGGAGGGCGATAAGGCGGCTGCTACCAAACGAACGGTTCACTGGATGGCAGACGCGAGTCGTGTTCTGCATGAGTTTGCTCTCTGGTGCGCGGAAACGGTCATGGAACACCATGGCTCTGATCGTCCGAACGGGATCAAACGCGACTCCGACAGAAGGGAACTACCGCTTATCGCCCTTCGTACCAAGCGGCGCTGGCTGGATGGCAAGGCATCGGACTACGAGCTGGAAATGGTGAGAGACGAATTGTGGCAACTCCTTCTCGAATCATCCATAATTTCCTCAATCATTTCCTCCAGAAATGCTTTCGCCAAGACCGAGCCATGCCTTGGTTCAGACGTTCCTCTTTATCTCGATGCCGTGATATTGGCTACAAACCGCTATCCTCGGTATGCGGCTTTGAGAACAAGCATGTACGCCGCGGCCGTTATGGCCGATCGATTTGAGTCAGAACTGGGCATGGACCGCAACGCTGCCAGAACACGGGCCCAAAACGTCATCAATGACATGCTCGAAAAGATGCTCTGGGGGCTAAAGCCGCAGAATTCCGATCAA